ATTAGTATTTCTTTAGATGAACAAAATGATACTGACACCGTTGTGTTTCCTTCTCTTCAATCAGGATTAAATCAAATGTTCAAAGGAAACGATATGCCAGATAATCATGAAGAATCAAAGATTATTGTTTTAGAAGAAAGTATTACTGATAACAGTAAAGATGGTGAAAAAAGTGATGAAGTATCACAATCTATTAATAGTGATTTTAAAAAAATGTCTGTAGCATCCTTGAAAGAAATTGCTATCCAGAAGGGACTCATTTCTGAAAGCGACAAATCAAAGAAAACTGAACTGATTAAATTGTTAAGTTCATTATAAGATTTTTTCTTGTTATAATATATCAATATCAATATGTCCTGGGGCACTTGTTTTAGTGGTTCTAATAATATTCATTTTAATTTTCCGCCAATTATGGCAGATGGAAGAAATTATGCCTCGTGGCAACCAGAAGCAGTAACAAATGAACGTATTCAAAAAGAAGCAGATATTACTACAAGTTGGAAATATCGCCAATATTTAACGCAGAATGGGAATGAAATTATGAAGTTCAACTCCAGTGAAGCATGTGGTGCTTTGGGTTTACCAGTTCATTTTCAGAATGACAATACGCCCTCCAAAAATGTTCCCCATTTATATAAGTCTACTTTTGATACGAGTCATCCTGGTTTTGGATATAACAATAGTGATTTGAAGAATCCTTATTTATCGAGAGAACAATTACAAGCTCGCCTGTTCTCGCCTCATTTGAATTAAACTCAAAATCAATCTACTTACTTCCGAATAATTAACATAATATTTTTTTTAATATAAATATTATTTTAACTCATATGTATAGACCAGAATACTTATATGAAAATTTTAAGTATTGATGTAGGTATAAAAAATATGGCGTTTTGTTTCATAGAATCGAATCCATCGCCAGAACAGAATCGTATTTTAAAATGGGATATTGTAAATGTATCGCAACCCATCGACTTAAAATGTTGTGGAAAAACCAAAGAGGGTAACCAATGTGAGTGTATTGTCAAGTTCGAAAAAGAAGGCAATCATTATTGTATGAAACATTCTAAGAAACAAACTTTTATCGCACCTCATCGTGAATTAGATGCGACAAGTTTAAGAAAACAGAAAATCATGAAATTATACGAGTTGGCTGATAAATATGATATCGCTTATAGTAATCCAATCAAGAAAGTAGAACTCTTGTCTCTTTTTTATGAATATGTCAATATCAAATGTTTTGAAAATGTAGAAATGGTAAACTCTTCAAAAATGGATTTAATAACTATTGGAAGAAACATTCAAATAAGAATGGATGAAATATTTCAAGATGATTTTGGTTCAATTGATGCTGTTATTATAGAAAACCAGATTAGTCCTATTGCGAATCGTATGAAAACAATCCAAGGAATGGTTACACAATACTTTATTATTCGGAGTCCACAGGCAAAGATTGAGTTTATTTCTGCTGCAAATAAACTAAAAGGATATAATAATGAACAGAAAAAGGAACTCAAGTATAGTGAACGAAAAAAACTAGGGATTACCTTGTGTTTGGAGAAAATAATTAATCATCCTGAATATGTTACATGGGAATCTTTTTTCAAAAAACATTCAAAAAAGGATGATTTATCAGATGCCTTTTTACAATTATTATGGTATTTACAGAAATAGAAATAGAAATAGAAATAGAAATAGAAGTTGATTAATATAATATATATTATTCGTATTACTTAAAAATTATGTTTCTTATTAAAACATAGTATAATGGATAGCGAAATTATTGATATAACCGAAATTAATTTTGATAATGAAAACGGAGGACCTTCAAATAGTTTTGGTGGAGGCATTGAACTTCTTATGAACGAAAAAAAAAAAGATTCCAGTGAAAACAGGGATAGTAACAACGATTTAAGGGAATTAGACAATTTAGAAAACGAACTAAATGGTTTATCAGATATGAATCTGGACAATGAGAGTGAAAAAATATCAATCAAGTCTGATTTATTTAGCAATAATATGAATATTAATCAGGACAAACCTTCTGTTAAGTTCAAGCCCAATGAACCTTTAGAAAAAGAAGAGGTCAATAGCACATGGGATGGATTTCAAAAGTTCAATGATGTACCTATTTATCCCGACAAACCTGTTCAACCACAATTAAGCAAGGAAGAACTCCTGCGCGAGAAGTTCAGTTATTTACGTAAGCTAGAGGGACTCGAGTCGAAGGGTATTAATCTTAGTAAAAAATATTCAATGGAGTCTTCCTTGAGTGAAATGCAAGGCGAATATGAAACTATTGTTGAAGAAAAAAATAAGACAAACTCTGTGAAATTTCAAGGCAACATGTTGATGGCATGTATTAATGGTATAGAGTTTTTGAATGGTCGGTTTGATCCTTTTGATATTAAGCTTGATGGATGGGGTGACCAAGTAAATGAAAATATCAACGATTATGACGATGTATTTGGTGAATTATATGACAAATATAAAAGTAAGGCAAGTATGGCACCCGAACTAAAATTATTATTTCAACTTGGAGGAGGTGGTATGATGATTCACATGACAAACACGATGTTCAAGTCTGCTGTTCCAGGCATGGATGATATTTTAAGACAAAATCCTGATTTGATGCAACAATTTCAATCGGCTGCTGTCAACTCAATGGGTCAATCCAATCCTGGATTTTCGGGCTTTATGAATAATGTAATGAACCCTGAACCGAGTGTAGGAACCGGTTCAGGTCCTCCTCCTGCTATGGCTACACAAGGATATGGGGCACCTGAACCTCCTAATGGAAGAGGTGGTAATAATAATTATGGTTCTATGGGAATGGGTCGTAGCAGTGTTGCTGGATCAAACAATCAAAATGATGGTATTAGTATTAGTGAAAACTTCTCCTCGGCTACAGATGTCCCACGCAGTTCAAGACAATCTAACAATCAATCGGTACGTCCTGAAATGAAGGGTCCTGCAGATATTAGTGATTTGTTATCCGGTTTAAAGACAAAAACGATAAATATTCAAGAAGAACCTGCTTCTAATCCAGGCATTCATGATTCTACTATGCCTGCCGAAAGTAGCACTATCAGTATTTCTGATTTGAAAGATATACAGTCAAACGTAGGAAATATGCCAAAACGAACTAAGAGACGGCAACGTTCTGATAAGAACACGGTCAGCTTAGATATTTAGATATTTAGAGATTATAAAATATTATCGAGGTAATACAGATTTAACAAAGGAATAATTTATTCATATAATATAATATATTATACGAATGACAAACAAAAAATATGAAAACGGGCTCTTTATTTTCCGTCGAGACTTTCGTTTCGTAGATAATAATGGATTGTATAAAATTAACGCATTATGTAAAAACATTTATACGATTTTTATTTTTACACCTGAACAAGTCAGCTCCACTAAAAATGAGTTTAAATCGAATAATGCGGTTCAATTCATGATTGAAAGCTTAATGGAACTGTCAACTGCGATTCATAAATCAGGGGGGAAACTTGTGAGTTTTTATGGTCACAATGACAAGATCATTTACGACTGTATTAAAGATTGGAATATTCAATGTTTAGGTTTTAATCAAGATTATACTCCTTATGCGACTGAACGTGACGATAAGATTTTTCAACTATGTGAAAAAAAGAAAATTAATTGTGCGATAGGTCAAGATTATTATTTAAATGAACCGGATACTATTTTTTCGGGGGCAGGGACACCATATCAAAAGTTTACCCCTTACTATAAGACATGTATTCAATCGAAGTTTCCGTTGCCTCAAAGTAATATAAAAGTTCATTTTACGATACCCAAACCTAATGAAAATAAACAAGAAACTAGCCTAGACAAAAGGTTCATATCGTTAGAAGATGCCATGAGAAAGTTTACAAAACAAAATAAGGAGATTTTAGTTCATGGTGGCAGAATCTACGCATTAAAAAGACTAAAACACGCATCGTCTTCGCTCAAGGAATATGACGAGATTCGTGATAATCTGACAAAACAAACAAGTGAACTGTCTGCTTATATCAAGTTTGGGTGTATCAGTATCCGTGAAGTATACCAAGCATTTCGTAAAAACCCCGAGTTTGTTCGACAACTTGTATGGCGTGACTTCTATGCTAATATTTTATATTCGTTTCCGTACGTTCTAGGAAACCCTATGAAATCGTCCTATTCTGCTATACGATGGCGTAAAAGTCCTAGTCATTTTAAAGCCTGGTGTGAAGGTAAGACTGGATATCCGATAGTAGACGCATCTATGCGCCAAATGAATCAAAGCGGGTATATGCATAACCGAGGTCGTCTCATCGTAGCGTCGTTTTTGATTAAAACATTGCTTATCAACTGGGAAGAAGGAGAGAAATATTTTGCTACAATGCTCACTGATTACGACCCAGCGTCGAATAATGGAAACTGGCAATGGGTAGCCAGCACAGGTGCCGATTCACAACCTTATTTTCGGATTTTCAATCCATGGTCACAATCTGTGAAACACGACCCGCAATGTATTTTTATAAAAAAATGGATACCTGAGCTACAAAATATTTCTATAAAAGACATTCATACATGGTACGATTCGTATTCTGAAAACAAACCAAATACAAATTATCCTAAACCTATTGTTATTTACGAAATACAGAGAGAAAAGGCAATTGAAATGTATAAAAAAATATTCATATGAATGGAATGATTATCCGCTAGTTTCTAGATTACGTATTTCTTCTTGTGTTTCATTGATGACTCACAAAAATATATGATTTGTCTGTTAGGTATTGATAGGTCAATCGGAGAAAGAGGATCTTGTTTATTATGGTCGTAATCAAAAATAGGACGCCCTTCACGATAATATATAGACAACTGTTTTTGGCGCCACACTTCTTGTTCTTTCATTGGGACGTGAGTTTCTTTTATTTTTGGTTCCGTTTGTTGTAATCCTGCGTTTTTACTGTTATTGTAGGACATCAATGTTTTAGTATAGTATAATATATTATACTAAAAATTAATTTCAAACTAGCGTGTTTTCATACCCACATACAAATTGTTCATCTTCTCTGTTTTTTTGTTTTTTTTTTATTCTTTTTTCCACCTAAAAAATCTCTAGGACTTGGTCCTTGTTCAGATGTCATGCTAAGCATAATATTCCTCGGAGAAATGGGTCCTTGTTTTCGTAAGTCCTCTTGAACAATGCCCCAGTTTTTTTTGTCTGCTTCGCTTTGATTTTTGGGGTATTCATTTATTAATTTTACAATTTTTGGGTGTCCATTCTTACTTGCCAAAATGAGAGCCGTATCGCCCGACTTATTCTCCGCATTCACATCAGCTCCCTTCTCCAGTCCCTTCTCCAGTAGTATTGCCACGATATCTTCGTGTCCCATTAAACTTGCCATATGGAGAGCCGTAAAGCCTCCTTTATTCATCGCATTCACATCAGCTCCCTTCTCCAGTAGCATTTCCACTACATCTTTGCGTCCCGTTAAACTTGTCCGATGGAGAGCCGTATCCCCAAAATAATGTTCGGTCGCATTCACATTAACTGCTTCCTTATTCAATAGCATTTCCACGATTTCTATGTATCCGTTTTGACTTGATATCATGAGAACGAAGCCACCCTTACCCGGCGCCAACCGAGCTCCATCATTCAATAGCATTTCCACGATTTCTGTGTGTCCCATCATACTTGCTTCGTCGAGTGCCGACTGGTCAAAACGATGCGCAATATCTTTATACTTCAATAGCAGCCTTTCCACCTTTTGTGGTTTTTTTTTATCTAAAGCATCAAGTAAGTCGTCGTAGACTTTGCCGTAGACGATGAAGTTTTGTTCAGTGGTGCAATGTACTGAGCTTGAGCAACCGACGCCTCCGCCTCGTTTATTTTTTGAACGCCTTGTTCTCTTTGTTTTTTTGATTCTTTTCGGTTTTCTGACAGCGTTTTTATGAGTCTTCATTAATATATATTTATATAATAATTATATATTACTCACATAAATTGTATATTACTTACTAATTTTGAATAATATTAAAAAAAAATAGCATACATGTAGACAATTATATACTATTTTTTCATTTTTCTCTTTATTTCTCTTACACCATCTCACAAACTTCAGGATATTCTATTTTTGTAACTACATATGGTTTATGACCTAGTTGAGTTTTTCGAAACAAGTTGGTGGGGGACATCTTATTCTTGATGTAATGTAATGTATTTAAGGCAGTATCTATACACAAATAGCTTATTTTTTCCATGTTATTATTCTCATATATTTTT